GAGCCGTTGTAATTGTGCCGGACGTAATATTTGCCGTTGAAATATTTGCAGTGCTAACACCCAGCGTGCCAATATCTAGAAGCGTTACAGCAGACCCCGCCGTATCCAGATACACCGCTCGCTCTGCGGGGTACGTTACGAACAAGTCTTTGGAACCGGAACCGAACGAAACCTTTGCGCCTGCTGCGCTGGACTCAAGGATCGTTGTCCGTGTGATCGTGGGGCCAGCCGTGGTGTACGTGCCGACACCAACTTCAAAGTCGCCTGTAATTGGATCAACTGCGGCGTAGTAAGTGACGTTACCGTCGCCAATAACGGAGAAACTTTGAAAGCCAAGCGAAGCACTGCCAAGGGCAAAATCACTTGTACCAGTAGTAGTGGTCGTAACTTTAACGCGGTCTTTTACAACGAGTGCCATTTTTGTTCCTTACGATGGCAGGGTATTCCAGCCGGGAGCCTGCGTATCTACAACAACAGTCCAGCCGGGAGTCTGCGTAGTGCTTATATTTTGCCAGTTTGGCGTTTGGTTGTCATCAATTACTGCCCATACCAGAACGCCACCGATGTAAACGTAAAGCTGAACGCCGGTCGGGTATACGTTAGCTTCACGTACCGCTGTAAACGCCGCTACAGCGGAAGCCACTTCGGCTACTGTGCCATTAAATACCGCCGTGCGGTTTACCGCCGCCGCTCCAGACGCCGCCTCTGAAACACTGACCGCAAACAGCACCCCCCGCGTCATATTCGCTGCGCCCGAGGCTGCTTCCAGAATTGATGCAAGTACCACGGAGTTGGCCGTAGGCGTAGCAAGTGCCGTAGCGCCTTCAGCCACACCCCCCAACATCGTTGCAATAACTGTCTGGGCTGCTTGGGTTGATGCTACCTCTGCAATGAACGCAACAAATGCTGTTTGGGCTGTCTGGACCGAAGAACCAGACCCCGCCTCAGCAATTAAGGAATTAAAAATACTGGCCGCACTAACAGATTCAATTGCAGACGCGCCTTCTGTGCTAGTAGCAACTAACTCGGAGTTGGCAAACAATAAATCCAAAGCAAATGCGTTTTCCGCCACACTACCAAGCATTGTTGCAATAACTGTCTGGGCTGCTTGAGCTGATGCCGCCTCCGCAATCAAGGCTGCAAAATTAACTTGTGCTGACTGGGCCGAAGAACCGGACCCTACCTCAGAAATCAAGTTATTAAAGATGTTGTTAGTTGTATTAACGGACGCCGCAGTGGACACAGCCTCTGCATTAGTGGCAAGCAGCACGTTCGCAAAAAGATTTGTGGTGCTCGCAGAGCTTCCGGTCTCGTCTACTACGGCGTCAACCACCGCGCCCCCGCTACCTAAAGCAGCGAAGGGGGCTTGAGCAAAAGTTACGTCCCCAAACACCTATCCGCCTTTAAGTAGCGGTCAACGAAAAAGTGTAGGTGACATTCAACGTATCGCCGCTGTCCACGAACTTGTCGCCACCAGTGAAGTCACCAGCAGAAAACAAAACACCAGAGGTGCCGCTCGCTACAGTACACAGGAACGCGCCAGCAATCGTGACCGTCGCGTTCATGGCAAACGACGCTGGAGAGGCTGAGTTTGAGATCACCGAGGGGTTGGCCGTAGTGGCCGTACCAAACGTAACTGCCTTGCGAGAACCAGAATAGGCAACGCTTTCAGTCCAGCCAGCGTGACTAGCCAACGTGTCTGCCGCAGCAAACGTAGTGCCCGAACCGGGGCCGGTTACCAAACCCAAAAAAGGTGAGGCGGTATAGGCCGCGCCTTTGAAGTACTGGGTGTTCATGTCCTGCACGCCTTCATTCATCACAAGGTTGTGGAACGTGTCAGTCCATTTTATTTGACCATCAGGGCCAACGCACTCAACAGAGTACACACCACCAGCGCCAGCGGTGTCAGCCGCTTGCTTGTTAGCGATCATGCCTGCTTGCACGGCGTCTTGAGTTTTGCTGTTTTCGATAGGCATAAAAGCTCCTGTTTAGCTGATTCTGACGATTGCACTGGTGGCATCGGCGGTTGGGAAAATGATCTGAAACGTGTCGTTGGTGACTGTTTTGTCTGCGCCAAAGTCCAGCACCGCCACAGACTTGTTACCCTGAGTGACGTTGTAAATCAGAGCGCCGCGAGCCGTAAACGTTGAGTTGGGCCAAGACGTATTTGAAAAACTGATAAACGCTGTGGGCACACTTGACTGATTGTTGCCTGATGTTGGGCTTGTAGAGATAACCAGCGTGTTGCCACCCGCTGTGTAGCCCGTGCCAACAACTTCACCGCTTGTGGTGTACACAGTTGTTGTTGAGTTAATATTAGCCGCGCCTGTGTACAGCGCAATCTTAAAAGTGTTTGGCGATGTTGGGCCAAAGTTATGAACCGCTTGGAGCAGTTCAACTTTAAAGCTTGTGGTTGCTGTTTGGTCAAAAGACATATCAAGTCACCGCCTGTCTATATTGTCCAGAACGATATGCGTCCTGACGTTCCATACCATCACCCAGACGTTTAGCCAATGTAAGTGCTTCCTTGTATTTGCCGTCGTACAACGCCACCATGTCGGCTTCGCCCTTCATGAACGTAACAGCTTCAACCAGTGAGCCATACAACAACACAGAATCAAAGTTGTCGCCAAGCCAAGTAGTACTTGCAGTGACAATAGATTCTGGGTAATAGTAATAATGAAGTTCAACGCTATATGTAGCGTCTGGGGTAGGGCCCAAAATAAATGTTAACTCGTTAGCGTCGTTGGTCTGCGTGCCAAACAAAGCGTAGTACTTGGGGATAGCCGTGTCTGTTGGCTGTGGGTACGCTTGCCGAATAAAGTTAACATCCTTATTCAACAAGTACTCGTACGCGCCAGTACCATCAATCACGGCCATAGAATACACCGCTAAGAAATCATTCGGGCAACCCAGATACTTATTGTTTGCCGACGCAGAACCAATCACATTCTTGCGAATAGACGGGAACTGCACCGTGTTGTATATGCGCTGCTCAGCCTGCTGGACAAACACCGGAATGTTGTCAATGAAGTCTTGGTCAAAGTTCTGCGTGTAGTCGCAGATAGCAGCGGTCAACTGGGTGTAGTTCATGTCTGTATCAGGCCATTGGGCCGCGAGCCATTACGCCTTTAGTAGCCGCGCCAGTACCACGAATCTTAATGCCCGAGGTTTTGACGCCGGGGTACTCGTTACTGTGGTCGTTGGCCACGGACACGTTGGTGTCCGCCATGTGTTTCAAGGCACTGTCTTTTTTAAGCACAGCCTGAGTAGGCGCAGGCTTGGGGGATCGGTACGTTGCCATATCAAGCTCCTTTGCGTCCGGGGGACTTTTGGTTGGCAATCTTAGCCAAACCACGGCCCATCTTCAGCATGTCGCTGTTGGTTTTGCCACCAGCACGCATTTTTTTAACCGCAGCATCGGGATGCGCGGATTTCATGCCTTTGGCCATGTGTGCTTTAAGTGCTTTTTTTGCGTCCATCATAAACTCCTTAAGATGTTGATATTGTCACTTGGCCGACTGCAGTAGTCAACACCAAATTGTTTGGTGTCAACGCGTCATCGAAGAATCGAGAACCCCCAACGGGGTTCCAACCCCACTGAATGTCCCGGCTACCACCTGTTGGAAAGCCTGCCACGTTAGGGCCTGCCGTCACGTATGTTGTGTCTCTGCGGGGATTGCGCACCGCTTGGGGATCGTCCACAGGGTACATGCCCAGTTGCAACTGCGGTTGATCTGGGTCCCAGCAGGAGTCGCAGACCAAGAGATTGTAGGTCTTGGTCTTGATAATTTCTTTGCGCAAAGACGTGAGTTTAAAACGGAAACCACAACGATCGCACTGGGCGATCGAATTCTTTGCACTGGCAAACCGATTGGCCATTTATGTGCCGCTCCCGATGTACTGGCGACGGGGCACAAAGCGCACAGCAGCCTTCTCACGGTCTTCGGAAGATGCCAACTCCCACGCCTCATCGTACTGCTGTTTAAGGATAGGCAACCGCTCCATGGCATTTGGAAGCTTCATGGCCAAGTAGTAAGACAGTCCGGCGACCATGCAAGGCACAAACCTAAACGGGATGTCCATGACATTCACACCGCCACCCACATCCTGAGTGCGACGCAAGCGCCAGTACACAAACTGATATTGTTGAGAATTGTCTGGGGTAGGCCACACAGTAAATGCGGGGACTTGCGCCCAATAGACAGTAGCTGCGGCAGTATGCGCAACAGCGATGGTTTCTTGCTGGCCACGGAAGCAGTTGTACAGCGTACCGGAGTTGGCGTTCGCGTTCTGTGTGATGTAGCCGTAGTTGATGATCTCGTCGTCAATCTTAATGAAGCCAGTAGAGGGTAAACCCGTAACGTCATTCAGCACAATCTCTGTACTTGTGGACGTAATGGTTGT